CGAAGTTTTTCTCCCCTACGGGAGTAAAAACATCTTGGGTTCCGATCCACATCAGTCGTGGCACTCCAGTGTTATAACTGTTTGGTGACTTGCCTAAGGTCCAATGGCTATTGCTCCGCTATTCTACCCGCGGTTAAGGGTGTTCGGTGTTCCCCCGATCACAACTAGTCCTAGAGACTCAAAACTCCGGCCGAGGCCGTTACCATAAAGGCGAGAACGCCTAGACAGAAGACTTGAGTGCAGCTGGGAGCTACGGCGACCATGTGAAACCAGCCCGAAGGTCATCTCTTCCACCATGTGGAACACTGTCATCGAAAGATTCTCGGAGAATGTTGTAGGCCCTGCATCTAGAAACGGCAGAACCTTCTCTCCACTAACTCACTCACTATGGCCACAAACTCACTCAACCCAGACGCTCCGGAATTCGAACCCGGCGCACCTGTTTCAAGTTTGTCTTCCCAGCCTTGTGAAGTCGAGATAGGAACCAGCGACACTAAATGTCGCTCATACAAGTCCCGTACCACACTCGTGGTCAAGCGCGGAACTGCATCGGTGACGGCGTTATACGATAACGTCCATATACCCCCTACTAACTTCAATGCGGATAGTTGTATTGGCCTTTACAAACAGGTCAAGGCTTTTCTATCGTTGGAAATATCTGATGTGCCTGAGGTACAGATGTGTTTCCAATCGATTAAGAAATTGCTACCGGTCGCATGTAGTTGTATGAGTGGTACAATGTTGGACGATCTTCGTACTCGCTTGACACGCTCCCCCCCCCCCCTCACGCCCGAGTATATATCCCATTGCAAACAAACTGTTAGAGAAATCTTTCAGCCTGGATGGGATAAGAACTGGCGTAACAAAACGGAAACCTTTTCCCCCTCTCTTGGTTCTTGCGTAGCTTCAAGCCGTTCTAACGGTGGACAACTCGGCCTCCTTGCACAGGATGGCCAAGAAGCTTGGCTTGATTCGCTTACCGAACCTAAAGGTGAGCTCAAGGGAGAACTAATCTTAGTCGACTCTTCCGGGAAACCTCGGTCTCTTACGAGATTTGAGGGATCTTCAGCTACTTTGCGTCCTTTGCATGCCGTCATTTATGATCGGCTGTCTTTAGAACCATGGTTGCTGCGAGGTGATGTGACTACAGAGAAGTTATGGGATGCGGGATTTCGTGACAACGGGGGTAATCTCATCAGCGGTGACTATGTCTCCGCCTCCGATAATCTGCCGATAGAAGTGGCAGAACTCGCCCTCGACGTGATGCAGTCATCGTCGAGGTTCATTCCAGCTCAGGTTTGGCGTTATGCTCTACGAGCACAACGACCAACTTTGTCG